TTCTCACCTGCTGGTTTCAACAGAGGAGTAATTAGAGGTGCGGTTAAACTTGCTTACAACCCAACAAAAGAACAAAGGGATGAATTGTACAGAGCTAGAATTAACCCAGTTGTAACATTACCAGGACAAGGTACTTTATTGTTTGGTGATAAAACTGGATTAACAAAGCCGAGTGCGTTTGATAGAATAAACGTTAGAAGATTGTTTATCACTTTAGAGAAGGCAATCTCAACAGCTTCTAAATTTCAACTATTTGAATTTAATGACGAGTTTACAAGAGCTCAATTTAGAAACATAGTTGAACCATTTTTAAGAGATGTACAAGGTAGAAGAGGAGTTACAGACTTTTTAGTTACTTGTGATTCTTCTAACAATACTGCTGATGTCATTGATAGAAATGAGTTTAGAGCAGATATATTTGTTAAACCAAATAGATCAATTAACTTTATACAACTACAATTCGTTGCGACAAGATCAGGCGTTGCATTTGAAGAAGTGGTAGGAGGATAAACACATGCCAAATATAAATGACTTTAAAGCTAAGTTAAGAGGCGGTGGAGCTCGTGCCAATCAGTTTAGAGTAACAATGCCTTTCCCAGGTTTCGCAAGTGTGGGTGCTGAAACAGAAACTATGAGTTTCTTAACTACATCTACATCTTTACCTGGTATGACGGTAACGGAAGTTGCAATACCATTTAGAGGTAGGGAGTTATATGTTGCAGGTGATAGAACATTTGCTACATGGACTACAACTATCTTAAATGATACAAACTTCTTAATCCGAAACGCATACGAAAGATGGTTAAACGGTATCAACAATATGTCAGATAACGAAGGATTAGTAAATCCTGTTGATTATCAAGTTGACGCATTTGTAGATCAGTTAGACCGAAATGGTAACGTGATTAAATCATACACGTTCAGAGGAATGTTTCCAACAACTCTGGATGATATTGCTCTATCGTATAGTGATAACAACTCCGTAGAGAGTTTTACTGCTACACATAGATACCAATACTTTGAAACAAATACTACTACTTAATATTAACATAAGTAATAGTAACAGGAGAAACTAAATTATGGCTGAACTATTCGGGTTTAAGATAGAGCGTACAAAAACCGCTACAACCGATGCAAGACAAAACATAGTTCCACCACAAGCGGAGGACGGTACACAAACCGTCCCTGCTGGTGGGTTCTTTGCGTCTTACGGTGGATTTGATGTAACGGCTAGAAACGAGCTAGACTTAATAAGAAGATATAGGGAAGTAGCACTACATCCCGAGTGCGACCTAGCAATTGAAGATATAATTTCAGAAGCAATTGTATCTAATGAAAATCAACAATCTGTACAACTAGATTTAAGTAAAATAGAGTACAGCGAATCAATCAAAAAGAAAATAAGAGAATCCTTTTTAGAAGTATTAAAGTTATTAAACTTTGATATAAAAGGACATGACATCTTTAGAAGATGGTACGTAGATGGTAGAATGTACTATCATAAAATTATAGACAAAGATAGTCCTAGATTAGGGATAACAGAATTAAGATATATAGACCCTCGTAAAATCAAAAAGATTAGAGAGGTTAGAAAGCAAAGAACAGATGGTATGCCTTCTTCATTTGCTTTTGAAAACAAATTCCAAGAATATTATATATTCAACGAAAGAGGAATACACCCTACTGCTACATCAAACGCAGGTGGGTTAAGAATAGCGACAGACGCTATTGCATTTTGTCCGTCTGGATTAGTAGATCAGACTCACAATCAAGTTTTATCTTATTTACATAAAGCAATTAAACCTGTCAATCAATTAAGAATGATTGAAGACGCTGTTGTAATATACAGAATTGCTCGTGCACCAGAAAGAAGAATATTCTATATTGATGTAGGTAACTTACCTAAAATCAAGGCTGAACAATATTTAAGAGATGTTATGGCTAGATATAGAAACAAACTTGTATATGACGCAAGTACTGGTGAAATAAGAGATGACAGAAACTATATGAGTATGTTAGAAGACTTTTGGTTACCTCGTAGAGAAGGTGGGAGAGGTACTGAAATTACTACTTTACCAGGTGGTCAAAATTTAGGTGAGATTGCAGATATAGAATACTTCCAAAAGAAACTATATCGTTCACTTAATATACCAATCAGTAGATTAGAAGGCGGTCAAGGATTTAATCTAGGTCGTGCAGCTGAAATTAGTAGAGATGAAGTTAAATTTACTAAATTTGTAGGCAGACTACGTAAAAAATTCTGTATGCTTTTCCATGATCTATTGAAAACACAATTGATTTTAAAAGGCGTCATTGCACCTGAAGAATGGGATAGTATGCAAGGCGATATTACATATTCTTTCTTACAAGATGGTTATTTTGCTGAATTGAAGCACAGCGAAATGATGAGAGAAAGAGTGCAACTTGCTCAACAATTAGAAGGTTATGTTGGTAAGTATTTCTCTAATGAGTATATACGAACCAAGATATTAAAACAAAATGAAACAGAAATTGAAGAAATTGATAAACAAATTGAAGAAGAAGGTTCTGAAGGACAAGCCGAAGAAGTCCCTGTCATCACGCCTCGTAAAGAAGCGAATGGCAGTAAAAAAGAAGAACCAACATTAAAACCAAAAGAAGGAGAAAAAGATGTCGGAAGAAGTAATTAGATATGGTGCAGGTGGCGTTCCTTACGTAGAAAAGAAACCTGCTCCTAAAAAACAAGAAGTGAAGCCCGAGCCTAAAAAAGAAGAAAAAAAGGCAGAAGCACCTAAAGAAAAAAAGTAATAGGAGATAAATAATAGTATGAGTAAAGAAAATTTAAACAAGTTTGTTAATTCACTACAAAAAGGTGACGCTAAACAGGCAGGAGATGATATAAAAAATGCTCTTGCAGATAAAGTTAGTGCAGCCTTAGATGACGCTAAAGTTGATGTGGCTAGATCAGTATTTACAGGACAACAAGGCGCAGACGCTCCAGAAGCGAATGTGTTTAGTGGTAATGATATAAGTGCTGAAACTCCTGCACCAGAGGTAGCAAGTGATGAAGTGGCTCAGTAATTTTATTAAAGATAATATAACTGAAGGCAACGATTACAAACGTACTAGGCAATACAATAAACTTACGCCTAAAATGAAGCGTGCTGTAGATATGATATTCAGAGCTGCTGACAAAGACGCAGATGTAATATCAAACTTTGAAAAAAACGTCAATACAGCTGCAAAACAATTTGGTGTAAGTAAACAAGATTTAATGACGTATTTTGATAAAGAAACGTTAACAATTTTAAGGAGATAGAAATGGGAACATTTATACTAAAAGGATCAGCTGTTGCAGGTACTTTATCTGATAACGATATTGGTAAAGCACACTTTGTAAGAATAGTTGCTACTGCAGGTAGTAATACTATTACGGTTAAAGATGGTAGTACAACTTTAGGTACAACTTTGTTACACACAGCAGGCGATGAAATCACTATTGAAAAACATGCTAAGCATACAATATCATCTAGTGGTGCTGTAAGTGCTACTGCTGTAGGCGTAGGACACTAACATGGCTGACACGGTATCTACACAAACATTAACAGATACGACAGGCGTAAAGTTTGCCGTTAAGATGACTAATTATTCTGACGGCACAGGTGAAACTTTAGTTAAAAAAGTTGACGCTAGCGCAACAACTTTTATGACCGAAGACGGCAATCGTAAAATATCAAAAATCTTTTATTCAATTAATACTGCAAACCCTAAATCAGCAGTAGAATTGATATGGGATGGTACAGAAAATGCAACGGCAGTTTTGTTGTCTGGTCAAGGTTTTTGGGACTTACGTGCTGATGGTAATGAGATAACAAACAACGCAACGACACCAACAGGCGATGTTTTATTATCTACAAAGAATTTTGCAATAGGTGATAATTATACGATTTTAGTGGTATTTAGATAGCAATTTGTATAAATATTAGAGAGAAATTAGAGATAGATACAAATGAAATTAATAACCGAAGAAATATCAAACGCAGAATATATCGTAGAAGAAAAGAATGGTAAAAAAAACTATTCTATCAAAGGTATTTTCATGCAATCAGACGTAAAAAATAGAAATGGAAGAATCTATCCTAAAGAAATCTTACAAAAAGAAGTTGTAAGATACAATAGAGAGTTCATCAATAAAAACAGAGCATTCGGCGAACTTGGTCATCCTGATGGCCCAACGGTAAACCTAGAAAGAGTTTCGCACATGATAAAGGCTCTATATCCAGAAGGCAGTAATTTTATAGGTGAGGCACGAATTTTAGAAACCCCATATGGAAAAATAGTGAAAAGTTTAATTGACGAGGGTGCAAAATTAGGTGTTTCAAGTAGAGGAATGGGCACACTTGCAAATGTAGGTGGTGCTAATGTAGTTAAAGACGATTTTTACCTTGCAACCGCAGCTGATATAGTTGCAGACCCTAGTGCTCCAGACGCTTTTGTAGAAGGCATTATGGAAGGCAAAGAATGGGTTTGGGATAATGGGATTTTGAAAGAGCAAGAAGTAAACGAATTAAAGTTACAAGCAGAAAGTAAAGAGAGAATGGCAAGGGCAGAAAAGAACGCTCAAGTATTCGAATCTTTTCTTAAAAAGCTGTAATTTTATAAATAGTAATTAACACATTCCGATAGGAGTGGTGTGATTATTGCAATAATTAACAAGTAAAACTATTGAGGAGATAGAACAATGGCTGATAAAACTGTGGCAGATTTGCCAAAGAAAAATGCAGCTCCAGCTGAACCAGCAAAGTCTTTACAGGCAACTGTACAGCAAGTGATGAACAAAGCAATCACTTCACCGACTGACGCAAAAGTAGATTTCGCACAAGGGGTTAACCACATTACAGGTGACCCACAACAAAAAAGTGCAGGTCCAGCTGACGCAATGCAATCTCTAAAAGCTGAAGCAGATCCTAAGAAAACATCTTATAGTAACGCTAATGAAGCTGAAGAGAAAAAAGATAAAGAAAAAGAAGACATGAAAGAAGTAGCAGACAAAGAAGATGAAAAGAAAAAAGATGAAATGATGAAAGCTTCTAAAGATAAAGAAGATATGAAGGAAGGTGAAATGCCTGCTGGTCTTAAAAAATACCTTGACAAGAAAAACGGTAAAGAAGAAGAAGCCGACAAAGAGAAAAAAGATGTTAAGGAAGTCGCTGACAAAGAAAAAGAAATGAAAAAAGAAATGTCTGACAAAGAAAAGAAAGACATGAAAGAAGTCGCTGATAAAGAAAAAGAAATGAAGAAAGACGAGATGATGAAAGCTTCTAAAGATAAAGAAGATATGAAAGAAGTGGCTGATAAAGAAGACGAGAAGAAAAAAGAAGTTTCTGAAGTAGCTGATAAAGAAAAAGAAGCTAAAAAAGAAATGACTGCTAAAGACAAAGTTAAAGATATGGACATGAAAGAAGATGTTGCTGCTCTTACAGATGGTGAAGACTTATCTGAAGAATTTAAGCAAAAAGCTTCTACTATATTTGAAGCTGCTGTTAAAGCAAAACTCGTTGAAGAAATTGAGAAATTAGAAGGCGAATACGAAACTAAGGTTGCAGAAAAAGTTGAAGAAACTAAATCTGAAATCGTAGAAAAAGTTGACGCATATCTAAACTATGTTGTCGAGGAGTGGATGAAAGAAAACGAATTGGCAATAGAGAAAGGTTTAAGAGCTGAGATTACTGAAGACTTTATCGGTGGTCTTAAATCTTTATTTGAATCTCACTACATTAACGTTCCACAAGAGAAGTATGATGTAATTGAGGCTCAAACTGCTGAGATAGAGAAGTTAAAAGAAGAAGTTAACCAAACTATTGAGAAAAACGTTGAGTTAAATCAGGCAATCGGTCAACACGTAAGACAAGATATTATCAATGATGTATCTTCTGATCTTGCTGAAACTGAATCTGAAAAACTTAAAGGTTTAGCAGAAAGTATTGAATATAAAGACGCTGAAAGTTTTAGAACAAGTGTAGAAACATTAAAAAATTCTTACTTCCCTAAAGCAAAAGCGAGTGAAACTGAATCTAATGAAGTAGCTGAACAAAATGCTGGCGCCGATTTATCGGAGTCAATGGCTGCATACACAGCTGCAATTAGTAAATCAAAGAAAAATCCTTATTTAAAGTAGGGATTAGTTAATTAACTAAAAGAAGGAGAGATAGAAAAATGTTTTTATCTGAATCAATACAATCAAAGTGGCAGCCCGTTTTGGATCATCCTGATCTTCCCGAAGTTAAGGATAGTTACAAAAGAGCCGTTACTTCTATGGTATTAGAGAACCAAGAAAAGTCGCTTAAAGAAGACGCTGCTTTCTTATCAGAAGCTGCGCCAACTAACGCAACTGGTTCATCTATACAAAATTGGAATCCTATTTTAATTAGCTTAGTAAGAAGAGCAATGCCTAACCTTATCGCTTACGATATTGCAGGCGTTCAACCTATGTCAGGTCCAACTGGTCTGATTTTCGCTATGAGAAGCAGATATACTTCTCAAAGTGGTGGTGAAGCTCTTTTTGACGAAGCTGATACTGACTTTTCTGGAAGAAACAAAGCTGGTTCTTCTGTGTCAGGGGCTTCCGCTGTAGCACAAACTGGTGAAAACCCAGCTGTACTTAATGACTCAATCGGTACTTCTACTGGTTACACAACTGGTACTGGTATGACAACTGCATACGCAGAAGCACTTGGAGATGCCGCTGGTAACTCATTTGCTGAAATGGCTTTCTCAATTGAGAAATCTACGGTTACTGCGAAAAGCAGAGCATTAAAGGCTGAGTACACTATGGAATTAGCACAGGACCTTAAAGCAATTCACGGCTTAGACGCTGAAACTGAATTATCAAACATCTTATCTGCTGAAATCTTAGCTGAGAT